GTTGTGGTATATGCGATATTATGCTTTATCAAAATGTCGCATGATGTTCTCAGATGGTGTTTCTTTTCAGCAGATGTTCCGAGGAATCATGAAATCCGGTTCTAAACTTACGATTTCTATGAATTCCCGTCTTCAGCTGGTGCTCAAGCTTTGTTACTTGAAGAAGTTGGGTATAGACTATGATGCGTCCAAGCATTTGCTTGTTTCTATGGGCGATGACACTCTTGAAAGTGTTTTCGGCCTTGATTTGGCGGATTATGGTAATTTCCTTACTTCATCAGGTCACATTCTTAAGCGCTGGACATCCGCGCCCGATTTGTTCGGGTTGGACTTCTGCTCTTTGGAGTTTCGCAATCACCCATTTTGCGGTCCCGTTACTGTTTCTAATAACTGGGCCAAGTGCCTTGCCAACTTATGGTTAGCTCAGTCGAACGACTTTGAGAACATAGTTGGCAAGTTGCGGCAGTATTGCGAGATGTTTTGTTTTGATGACGAGAAATTCTCGATTCTTCACCGATTTCTTAGCTCTTTGGAGCCGAGTTCGGCGATGTCTCTTGAGTATTATCGTTTTCATGTCACAGGGAATGAGGGGTTCTACCAAAGTCGAGTGCGTCAAACACTCCTTTCGGCCCTCCCTAATCCCGGACTCGGCGAGATACCGCCGCAAAAGAGCCTTGAGGAAGGCTCTGCAAAACGTCAGTCGTCGGCGCTCTTGCCGGCTACTCAGCTCCCCCAGCGGCTTTCGTCGAGCCAGTCTCGAAAGCCTTTCGTGCCTTATTACACCACGCGGCCAGGTTCTTCACCTCCCCGTGGAAAGAATTAGGCAAACCAAGTTTCCCGCGGAAACAACACTACACTCGCGTCTCTGAACTTGACAGGAGATTTCACGATAATTTAGGCAACGATCAACCGATCGTTGTTGAAGATCAGCGTGTAACTCGTGCCTTGAACGATACGATGGTGAAGAAGAATCCGCAGAAAACATCCTCGCGCACTAAGGTGGCGGCAGTCGTTAAGTCGGCTGTTAAAACCGCTGTGCGCACACAGATGCGTAATTCTGGTGTTCGGAGAGGTCCTGCACCAAGTCCAATGTCTC